TTTTTTAAAGCTTCTATTGCACTTAACATAGATTTTACAACCGCAGTCCCCATTGTATTGTCTTGTAGTAAGTTTTCTCTTAGTTTATCTATCTTCCAAACAGATATTTTTGCCTCCGAGACTAAGTCATATAATAAATTTGTAAAGTTTGCATATTTGTTTAGCGGTTCAATTAAGCTTTCAAATTCACTAATGCCTCGCCCCATAAAAGCCGTTTTGTATATATCTTGCGGTCTTTTATTGACAAAAGTTAAGACTCTTTGTGAACTAATTGATACGCCTAAATAAGTAAAAGTGTGCTGTGCGTCATATTGTGCTTTAGGTATTGGAAAGTAATCTAAAAGAGTATGTGGTATATATTCAGGTTTGTTTGTCATCATCATCCAAATGTTATCTGCAATAAAATCAATATCTCTTTCATATGCCTTGTTTAATTCAAAAGGCTTATCTAAAGGCTGTCCGTCAAATAATATAATACCAGATTGCCCGTATGCCCTAGATAAAATCACCGCTTCTTTAAAATAAGCATGCACTCTTTCCGTATAAAATTTATGTAATTGCTTAACTTCTTTTTCATTTAATTGTTTAGTTTTAATAAGAAAATCATCCGTAAAAGCCTCATGCACTGGATTTTCTATGATATTTTTTATCAAACCATTTTGCATTAAATTTTGTGTAATTGAAGTCCTGCCGTAGTAAGTAAAAAGACTTGACCTTGTTTGACTCATGAAGTAATTAGTGTCCTTTGCTGCCGAGCCCCTGCTTTGCATATCATTTACCAAGCTATACATAATATCGGTTGCATTGTATTTTTTATTATTGTAAGGAACTTGTAAATCAGTTGTCCGTAAGGCATTTTGTATCTTTTCTTTGTTTTGTGATAATTTGTCTGCAATCCGCTCCGTTGTTTTTGACTCAACAAATCTTTTAGCAATATCTGATAGTTCTTTTTTTTCAGTGTCCATAACAAGGTAAATAATTACTTTTAAAGTATTACATTAAGTCTAAAAAGATTTTTAAAAAAAATCAATATTTTTCTTGACATTTGTAAAATATGTTTTAAACTTTACTTGCGTTGGGAAAAAGAGTTTATAAAAAAAATGACTAATAATTACGACGCATTACAATACATAGCACCAATTTTTGAAGGTGGTGCATTTCAAGACCACGAAGAAAGGTCTTTTATCAGCACAGAATTAGAGGACTTGCAAAATATTGCTAAAGCACATAGAAACAAACCACTTGTAATTAATCACAAAGATATTACAAATCCAAACGAAATTTACGGTTATGTAGCTGATACTTGGGTAAATACTGAAGGTTTTACCGATGATAATGGAATTTTTCACAAAGCGGATTTTGCTATTTGGGCTAAAGCTCTTATTATTAAAGACCAAGCATACATTAAAAAACTTTTTGAAGAAAAAGAACATGCTTTTTCTAATCAATATACAGTAATTGGGGATGAATTAGGTTTTGAAAAAAACGGAGTAAAATATGATAGATTAATAAAATCAATACAGGTAGACAATGTAGCTATTGTTGAAAACCCTCGTTATACAATCACTAAAAAAATTTTTAAAAATTCTCTTGACAATAAAAAAAAGTGTGATAAACTTAATAATTGCGTTGAGAGTAATATTAGTAATAAAATTATGACCAATGCAACTAATTCAAAAATTAATTCTTTAAAAAGCTTTGCAAAAAAAATCTTTGTTAATGCAGAGGAAGGTTTAAACGAAGAAACCGAAGGCAAAGTTTTGCATGTTAAAAAAAATCAAGCTTTTGTAAAACTAAACGAAACAACTGAGGTGGACTCAAAAGATTTTTTTGATGTAGTTAAAAATGCACTGCGTAAAACTAACGAAGATAAAAAAGAATATCTAAATGAAAATACAACATACGATATAGAAGGTCAAAAAATGACTTTAAACGAAATGAAGGAAATTTACAAAAATGCTATAAAAGCAAACGAGGAAGATGTAAAAGAAAATGAAGAAGGTGAAGAAGAAGGTGAAAAAGAGATTAAAGAAAATGAAGTAGGTGAGGATGTAAAAGAAAATGAAAATGAACCTGAGGAAAGTGAAGACAAAAAAGAAAATGAAGAAGGGGAAGATAAAGATGTAGTGACTTTAATTTTTGAAGAAGAGGACGGCGAGGAACAAGACAATGCTTGTAAAAACTCCGATGAAGAAGCTATTAAAAAAGAAAATAAAAAAAGCAATTCTGTCGCTAAACCTGTTGTGAAAAAAAACACTGCAGAAGTAAAAGCAAGTAAAGAACAATTTTTGAATTATGTAAATCAAGTTGAATTGGAAACTGTTAAGAAATTTAAAAATGACGATTCTCTTGAATTTAATCAAGTGTTGACATTGTAGTATTTTTTTTTTATTTTTTTGTTTTTATTATATGACTCAAGCTCTTGGCGATATTCAATTGCAAGCCGCATATTTACAAAGATTAATTGAAGGTGAAAGTGTTGGTAATCCGCAATTTCAAGATTATCAAAATGCAAAAATCTTATCAACATCCACTAATAGTTTTTATGCAGGGACAGCAGTAAAGCTTGTTGGCACCGAAACTGCCCCTAATTCTCAAGCATCTATTGACATTGTTGAAAAAGCATCTGTCACAGATGAGATTTATGGTTACCTTGTTTTTACAAGAGATTTGGGTTATATTAACAGACCATTCATTGTTGGTAGTGTGAATTTACTACTTAGACCAAGTCCATATGCACAGATTATTAAAAAAGCAGGAGCTGCCATTAACTGCACTGCAGGTCAAGTTCCTTTAATGCTTGATAGCAATGGTAATGTTATACCATATGTCAATAATGGAACTAATAAAATTTGTGGTTATGCTCTTGAAAATGCGGTCACAAATTCTTTAGTAAGAATTGCTTTAGGTAGTAAAAAAATTGCTTAATTTTTATTGTTTTTTTGTTTTTTTATAAAAAATTATGTTAAATATTCCTAGTGACCACAGTCTAGCTTTTAAACAAGCTTTAATGGATTTGTATTCAAATAATAATATTTCATCCTCAGATGTTTTAATAGCTCAGCTTGATAGACAAAACAAAGGCGTTAAAGTGAACAATGCTAACATGACATTAAAACAACAACAAAGCCTTAATGAGTTTGTTAAAGTTAAAATGAATTCAATAGATGCCACAAAAAGAAACTCTATATCAGCTGGTGGTAATAACATTGCTTTTGATACATATACGGCTTTTTTAGCGGAACCAATTAGAAGAGAATTTTACGAAACTATATCTTACAACGAAGGAGAAAGTTTCGTCCCTGTTGAAAATCCATCTGGTTTTCGTTTTGCTGAAACTTACAAACAAACAGTGATACTTGAGTCTACAGACCAAAGTCTAGATGGTAATCTTGTTAAAACAGGTCAATTGCCAAATATGGCAAATAATGCAAATGTAGGGATGTTTAGCTTTGACAGAACTTGTGAAACTTGGGCTGATAGTTATTCTTGGAATATTTTAGAGCAAATGAAATATATAGAAAACCCTTACACACCTATTGACATCATTTTAGAAAAATCTAAAGTTTTTACCGCTAAATATACTAGAGGTAGACAGCAAGCGGAAATGGCTGGTTTTGCTAATGGCACTCAATTTGGTTTAACTAATTTAACAACTGGTACTTTTGCAAATGGTAATGTAGCTGAAAACACAGCTTTACTTCAAAATACAGCTTTGTATCAATTAACTTACGATGAATTTGTAAATAAAATTTCACAAATTTGTTTAAGTTATAGAACACAAGTAAATTATGTGGGCACTATACCAACTCATTTTGTTATACCTTACAACGAATATGTTGCATTAAATAATTCTAAAATTAATAACCAATTCCAAATTGGTGAAACAAGATTAGAATTCTTAGAAAACTCTTTAAGAAAAAATCTTAACAGCCCTAATTTAAAAGTTGTAGGTTCACCTTCTTTTAATAAAAATGGTATTTACAATGTTAGTGGTAAAAACATTTATATGCTTTATGTTAAAGATAGTAAATATCTTTCTATTATAGAGCCAGTTCCTTTTACACTAGGCGTTGTCGGAACAGAGAGCAATGGTTTTAACTTTAGCAATATTGCTTGGGCGAGATTTAGTGGTATATACCCTAAACAACCGCAAACAATTCTCTATATGACAAACAATGTTACTCTTTAATAGTATATTGAATACTATTAAAGATTTACTAACACATAAAAATTGTATATTGTCTTTTATTATTAGTCAAGATAAAAATGGAACAAAAAGAAAAAATTGTTAAATTAGCCGTTTTTAAAGGTTCGTTTGTTGTAAATAGACTAGGAAAACCACAACAAATCACTCCACAAGATGGTTTTTTAGATTTTTACGAGTCCGAAGCGAGATATTTAGTAGATTTTTTAAATATCACAGACAAAAATACTGCAAAAATTGGAGAGGATATGGTATCTCAATATAACAATGATGTATTACTTGAAGCAAAAAATGATGAAATTAAAGCTTTGAAAGCACAACTTGAAGCTTTGCAAGCTAACAAAGAAGTTGCAACAACTGAAGTAAAACAAAGAGGTCGTCCTGCTAAAAGTAAAGAGGAAACGGCTGAAGTTGAAAAAAGTGAAGAAAATCAAGAGCCACAAGCTTAATATATAAAATATGTTTTTACCTGCTGATTATACTGTAGCGGATTTTAAAGCTTATTTTTACAGAGACTTTAATTATGCCCCTTACTATATCACAGGTAAAACTTACGCTCTTGATACTATAGTTTATTATCAAACAACAGAGTTATTTTACAAATGTAAGGTTGCAAGCACAACTGCATTACCTACGGATACAAATGCTTGGGATATATTAAGTCCCCAGTTAGATATTTTATCTTACATAACGGACGCAGATATTACAAAAGCAATACAAGAAGCTACAATGATGTTTAATGTCAATCTTGGTTTTGACAAAGATAGTAATGCTAAAATTGCATTTAGCTATTTATATGCAGAACTCACAAGAAGTTTAAGATTTGCAAATACTATGCCTTTTGTAATACAAGGCATGACAACTCCAGTTTTGAATTAAAATATGCTATATGGGTGGTTTTGTAAAAGGTTTTACGGATGTTAGTTTAAATTTAAAACCATTACAAGAATTCTATAAAGCATCATTGCAAGATATACCAAACTCATATGGCAAAGTAGGCATTATCGGTAAAAAAGCTAGTGAAGTTCACGAGGGAGGAATGACAAATGTAAGCATCGGGGTTACACACGAGTTTGGCTCTTTGTCAAAAAACATCCCTCGCCGCTCTTTTATAAAAGACACTTTATTGATTGTTAAAAAAAAAGCATTAATTGCAGATTTTGAAAATATTTTGCAACAAGTAATTAAACAATCTTTTAACAAAGGGCAAGCAATATCTTTTCAGCAAGCTTATGCAAGAGCAATTAGATTAATCACTTTAAAGGCGGAAAGTTATGTAATTGAGGCTTTTGAAACTCAAGGTTTTGGTAGATGGAAGCCTTTGTCGCCACAACAAAAGAGTTTAAACAAAGCAAACAATAGACTTAATAAAGTCAAAGATAAAATGCAAAACATACAAGCAAATCCTTTGGTTGACACAGGAGAGTTAAAACGCTCTATAGGTTCGATTGTTATTAGTAAGAAATAAAATGAAGTATCCAAGCTCCGCCCCATCCTTGCCAAGTGGTGGCTCTGTAAATGCTTTGCCTAATGCAAATAATGCTATTACTGGCTGGGAGGTGGCAATTAAATTGATAAAAATTACCACAAGCAACAATGGTGGTAAAATTAAGCAAAATATTACAACAATCCCAACTATAGCAATAGTTCAACCTCTTAGTCCACAAGAACTTGAAATTAAGCCAGAGGGTGAGAGAAGTTTTGAATGGTTGCAAGTGCATATTAGAATAGAAAATTTTACACTTAACATCACAACTGGAGATAAGATAGAGTGGCAAGGTAAAAAATACACTATTATGAATGACTTGGGATACGAGTTATACGGACACAAGCAATTCCATGTGTGTAATTTAATTAACAAAAATGCAAATTAATATCAAAATTATATGATAGTAAAACCAAACATTCTTAGTATTCTAAATGATATTTTAGTCAATAAACTAGGTGTAGATTATCAAGATAGAGTGTGGGATTATAACAGTAAGGGTATATCAAGTATTATAAGTAACCCAGAAGACTATAAGCTTTTTGTAATTATAGAAAAAACTGGCACAACACCTTTAAGTCAAACCAAAGAATATAAATACAAAGACGGAGCCACGCCAAGTTTGCAATGCATTCAACGAAACTTAGTAATAGAAGATATTGTATTACATATTTGCAGTAGAACAGATTTAGAAGGTAATATAGAAGCCGATACTAAATACAATGATATTTTATTTGCTTTAAATGGTGATTATTGTTATCAAAAACAAATTGAATATGGTATCAACATCCCGCCAACTCCGCTTAGTATTATTAATGCAACAGAAGCCGAGACTACTCAATTAATCACTCGTTTTGATATGTCCTTGCAAATTACAAACTGGTATTCTAATATAGAAGATGTGGCTTTTTACGATAAATTTACGGCTGAATTAAAATATTTAGAAAATTAGTTGACATTTAAAAAAAATCATTTACACTTTACTTGCGTTGGGATGTATTTATCAGTATATATATGTCTGACATATCCTTAGCAAATTATATTAATGTTGCAATTAAAACAACTCCTAGTGGTTTAGCAAATTACAATGTCAATAATGTTTTACTACTAACAGAGGAGGCTGGTGCTAATTTTACACAACCATTTAAAGCTTATACTTCTTACAACCTTGTTGCAACAGACTTTGGGGCAAGTAGCAAAACTGCAAAAATGGCAAGTGTGTTATTTTCACAAAATTACAGAGCTGGCGGTGGTTATTTAATCATTGCACCTTACATAGTTAAAGATGCGGTGGCATCCGTGTCGGCTAAATCGGCTATATTTAAAACCCCTGATGTATCAGCAAATTTATCTGCCTTGTATAACATCACGGACGGACGCATTAAAATTAATAATGTGATTTACAAAAATATTAATTTTAAAGCTTACGGGGCTTCTTCTATAAATGATATTGCAACAATACTAGGTAGCACTTTAACAGATTACATTGTAAGTGTTGAAACTAACAACAAAATAGTAATAACAAGCAAGCAATACGGCTTAATCCCTACAATTACAATCGCAACCGACAATGTAACGGCAGGGACAGACCTTGCAGGCTCGGCTTATTTCAATACTGGGGCTGGGGCTTTGACAGCTGGAAGTAATGCGGTAGGTGAAAGTGTTATAGATGCTTACACAAGATTGATAAATCTTGCTACAATGCCTTATTTTACTTCTATTTTAACAACAAAAAGATTTGAGACAGCTGTTCTTACGGACACCGCAACTGCAATACAAGCAACAAATAAAATGTTTATCTATGGTATCACAAACTTTACTAGTGATGTAACTGCAGTAGGGCAGGCTATTACAAGTGCAAAATGCAGTCAAACAAGAGTATTACTACACAACCTCACCGAGCTTGATGCTTTACTTTACACGGCTGGCTATGCAGGTTTATTGGCTTCAACAAACTTTAACTCTGCAAATGCAGCTTTAACTTTACATGTGAAACAATTAGCTGGAGTAAACCCAGACACTAATATCAATGATGATAAATTGCAAGCTTGTAAGACAGCAGGGGTTGATTGCTACCCCGTAGCTAGCAATTATGCAAATATTTTTACAAGCGGGGCAAATGATTTTACTGATAATGTATATTACTTAATTGCTTTAAAATTATATCTTGAGGTTGCTGGCTTTAATACCTTAGCTCAAACAACAACTAAAATACCACAAACAGAGGCAGGTATGAGTATTGTGAAAAATAATGTAATAAACATTTTACAACAATTTGCCAATTTTGGTTTTATAGCACCGGGGGCTTGGAATTCACCTGATACCTTTGGCGACCCAGTATTGTTTAAAAAAGGTATTTTACAAAATGGTTTTTTTGTGTATTCACAACCAATCTCGGAGCAATCACAAACCGATAGAAATAATAGAATTGCCCCTGTGGTGCAAATTGCAATCAAAACGGCAGGTGCAATTCAATACATAATAATTAATGGTAGTGTTGAATATTAATTTGTTAAAATATGAGTAATGTAGTTGTAGGAATTCCAAGTATTATTTTACTAGGTCAAACAATAAAAAATTTAGGAACTCAAGAGCATTGTAAAATTACCTTCCCTGAGTCTGTTGCCACCCTAGACATCGGTTACAAAGGTAATGTTATTGCGGGCAGACGAGAAGCTGGTAGGAAAGCCGATGTAGATTTAGTGACAATTGTAAATGGTGATTGCGATACTGTTTTAAGCGATTGGTTGACAGTTTGGAATTCGCGAGACACATTAAATAATTTACTTAATATGCAAATCTCCGTGCAAATTGGCGATGGAGAAGGTGGTTTGACAACTAAAGTAATTATTTTAAGGGGTGGCGTTGTTAATAAAAGAGCTGATGCTTCATTTAACACAGAAGGTGGTGCGGAACAGGGGCACAGATTATATAATCTTAATTTCTCTTCTTACAACGAGTTAAATTCTTAACATTATGCAAAATAACGAAATAATTGAATTACTTGAAAATTTTAAAGCACAGGCTTTACAAGATTTAGTTGACAATAATATATCCATTGACTTTCAAGAAGCTACTTTTGAAAAACAAGAAATATTGTTTAATAAAGTATCTAAATGTATTACAAATGCAAATACAATACAAGAAGGGATTGCTCTTGTATTGTCCGATGTAGAAATTACTAATGCAGTTTTTGATTGTTTTAAAGGCAGCGGTAATATTTACAACAAAGACAACGGAGCTAAAGTGCTTTTAACAAAAGATGCTTTTGACAAAAACAAAGAACTTAAAAAAGTTTTTACTTCAATTAAAACAATCGGTTTAATTATCAATATAGATTTTTTTTTGTTGAATATTATAAGGTTGTTACCACAATCCCAGAAAGTGCAGACAAACAACCAAGTATCAAACCTAAATGTTTAACAAAAATAGATAATAAAACAA